CATTTATTAACGAGGCTAATAAATGCCCTAAAGGATATTACTTTGATAGTAAATCAAAATCGTGCCAACCAAAAAAATCAGGTAAAGTAAAATCTTATGGGTATCCCCGATTTGGTGGCGGTTCAAGGAATGACAATGGGAACGGAAACGGTAACGGAAGTGCTAACAAAAATGGGCACTCTGGGAATGGTAATGGAAATGGTAATGGGGGCAATGGCGGTAACGGTGGTAATGGTGGCGGCAATGGTGGTAATGGGGGTGGCGGCGAATGAAAAACTTTAAGGAATTTGAATAATGGCAAAAGCAAATCCATATGGACAGATAGAAAATAGAAATTTTCTTGCACCTGTAGGATTTAAATTCTCTATGAGAAGAAGTCCTAAGGTTGCTTTTTTCTGCCAATCTGCGAACATTCCAGATTTAAGTCTTGGAATCGCTATACAACCAAACTTTTTAAGGGACATTCCAACACCGGGTGATAAGATTGATTTTGGAGATTTAAATCTAACTTTTCTGGTTGACGAAAATCTTGAAAATTTTATGGAGATCCAAAATTGGATGAGAGGTTTAGGATTCCCTGAGGAGAATCAAGAGTTTAGAGATCTTGAGGCAGAGGCTGATCACCGAGGAAAATATTCTAAAGATAAAAGAAATGTTTATTCAGATGGAACTCTGCAAATCTTGAGCAGCAATCTGGTTCCAAAATTTAATGTAAATTTCAAAGACTTATTTCCATATTCATTGACAACTTTAACATTTGATGCTACTGATACAGATATTCAGTACTTTACAGCAGACGTAAGTTTCAAGTATACTAGTTACACATTGACTGACTTAGAGAACAAAAAATTATGAGCATTGATCTTGATTCAATTCAAGAGATGTGGGAAAAAGATTCAAAAATTGATAGAGACAATCTCCATGATGAATCACTAAATATCCCCTCTCTACATGCAAAATACTTTGAACTTTATAATACACTTTTTCTACTAAGAAAAAAAGCAGAGCAACAAAGAAAAAATATAAGACATGAAAGATACGAATACTTCAGTGGTAAATCTGATCCTGAAGTATACGTAGAGAATCCTTTCCCCAAAAAAATTAGAGATAAAGATACAATGCAAAAGTATCTTGATGCAGACGATAAACTCTCTACAGTATGCTTAAAGATTGATTATTATGATACAATGCTTGTTTATATTGAGAGTATCTTAAAGCAGATAACTAATAGAACTTATCAAATCAAAAACGCAATAGAGTTTATGAGATTTAACTCTGGACTGGGGTAAATAAATAATCGTAGATGAATATCTACGTTATGATTGACACGACTGCAAATGTTGTTATATCAAAATCGAACGAAGTATTTTTAAAGATCAACGCAGAGCCTCATATCGAGTATGAGTTGCGTGATCATTTTAAATTTGAAGTTCCCAATGCTAAATTCATGCCCCAGTATCGGGGCAGAAATTGGAATGGAGAAATTCATTTATATGATATGAGGTCCAAACAAATCTATGTTGGACTGTTAGATAAGATTATTTCTTTTTGTGAGAGGCACGATTATACTTACAAATTTGAAGACAATAAGTATTATGGAACTCCATATGAGGAGAATGATCACATCTCATATGAGGGTGTTAAAGGTTATATGCAGGCTATATGTTCTCACTCACCAAGGAAGTATCAAATTGAGGGAGTACACGACGCTCTAAAGCACAATAGAAAACTATTGATATCACCCACTGCAAGCGGCAAATCTCTGATGATTTACTCTCTTGTAAGATATTACGTTGACAAAGGTCAAAAAATCTTGCTAGTTGTTCCAACGACATCTCTCGTAGAGCAGATGTATAAGGATTTTCTTGATTATGGTTGGGATGCTGAGTCATATTGTCACCGTATCTATTCGGGTAGAGAAAAGAGTAATGATGCTCCAGTAACAATTACAACTTGGCAGTCTGTCTATAAATTAGAAAGATCTTTTTTTGAAGAGTACAATGTTGTAATTGGTGATGAAGCTCACTTGTTTAAGAGTAAGTCTTTAATATCTATAATGACAAAATTGCACCATGCAAAGTATAGATTTGGATTTACCGGAACTTTAGATGGCACACAGACGCATAAGTGGGTGTTAGAGGGTCTCTTTGGTCCATCATATAAGGTCACTAAAACTGATGAATTGATGCGTCAAGGTCATCTATCTCAATTAGATATTCAGTGTCTTATCCTCAAACATCCTCCACAAAAATTTGAAACATATGAGGATGAAATACAATATCTTATTTCTCATGAGCAAAGAAATAGATTTATCAAAAATTTAGCACTTGACCTTAAAGGGAATACACTCGTTCTTTTCCAAAGAGTTGAAAGCCATGGAGCAATTCTCTATGAGGAGATAAATAAGAACAAGGGTGATGACCGTAAAGTATTCTTTATACATGGTGGCGTTGATACTGAAGAACGAGAATTAGTAAGAGAGATAACAGAAAGAGAAAATAGCGCAATTATTGTTGCCTCTTATGGAACTTTTTCTACTGGTATCAATATTAAAAATCTCCATAACGTTATCTTTGCATCCCCATCAAAATCAAGGGTTAGAAATCTACAATCAATTGGAAGAGTTCTTAGAAAAGGAAAAAATAAAACTAAAGCAATCCTCTATGACATTTCTGATGATTGTACTCATAGATCAAGAAAAAACTACACTTTAAATCACTTAATTGAAAGAATTAAAATTTATAATGAGGAAAATTTTAACTATGAAATAATCACTATTCAATTAAAAGTATGTTAGAAGAAGATTTTTACGCAACAATAAAACTTAAATCTGGAGAGGAGATCTATGCCAAAGTAGCAGCTTCTGAAGAAGACGATAGAACAATGCTTTTAATTTCTAATCCAATTACTATTGTTGAAGTAAAAACAAGAACAGGTTTAGCAGGTTATAAAGTAGAACCATGGTTAAAAACAACTAAAGATGATTTGTTTGTTGTAAACTTAGATGATGTTTTAACTTTATCAGAATCATCTGATTTAGAAATGATATCGATATATCAGCAATTTGTAAGAGACTCTGACAAAGCAAAGACTGGTCAACCAAAGATAACAAGAGAAATGGGATTTATATCTACCGTGAATGATGCTAAAGATATTTTAGAGAAGCTTTACAAAAAGAGCTAAGTAATCTTATCAACCCTGACAGAGTTATTGTAACGTTATTTCGATACCTTGTCAACTGTGTGTGGAAGTGTTATAATATCTACATAATATTGATAATGTTTTTTTATGATACCCACTGGAACTATGGCAAAACGTAAACGATCTGAGCACTACGTTAACAATAAGGAATTTCTAGCAGCTCTAACTCACTATCAAAGTGAAGTTGAAATTACCTTTATTAGGAAATATGGTAGAGAACCTACCAAAGACGACAGGGGTAAGAGGTGGGATACAAAACCACCTATTCCACGCTATATTGGTGAGTGCTTCTTGAAGATCGCAAATCATTTGTCCTTCAAGCCAAACTTTGTAAACTACATGTTCAAGGAGGACATGATCTCAGATGGAATCGAAAATTGCGTTCAGTACATTCATAATTTTAATCCTCAGAAATCCCAAAATCCTTTTGCTTACTTTACGCAGATCATTCATTATGCGTTTCTCCGCAGGATCCAAAGGGAAAAGCGTCAGTTAGAAATCAAGAATAAGATCCTTGAGAAGTCTGGTTATGATCAAGTATTTTATGATGACGGAGTTGACGGAATGAATTCTGCCGACTATAATAGTATCAAAGATGCTGTGCATTCTAAACTTCGTTATTGATGAAAGTTGCAATTATCACTGATCAACATTTTGGTTGTCGTAAAAACTCCAAACTGTTTCATGATTATTTTTTAAAATTTTATGAGGATGTCTTTTTTCCTTATCTTGAGGAAAATGGAATCACAACTGTCATCGATATGGGTGATACCTTTGATAGCCGTAAAGGAGTTGATTTCTCTGTATTGGCATGGGCAAAGGATCACTACTTTGATCGTCTAAAAGATATGGGCGTTACAGTCCACACCATCGTTGGTAATCATACAGCATACTATAAGAATACAAACAAAATTAATGCTGTTGATCTTCTACTTCGTGAATATGAAAATGTTCAGGTCTATGACGCTGCAACCGAAGTTGAAATAGGAAATCTTCCAATACTGTTTATTCCCTGGATTAATAAAGACAATGAGGAAAGTACTTTCAGATTTATTCAAGCGTCAGATTGCATCTGCGCGATGGGGCACCTTGAGCTCAACGGATTTAGAGTTAATCGACAGATCGTCATGGATCATGGTCATGAGATCGAATTATATTCAAAGTTCTCCAAGGTCTACAGCGGTCACTACCACACTAGATCGGATAATGGACGGGTCTTCTACTTGGGAAATCCATACGAAATGTTCTGGACAGATGTTGGTGATCGGAGAGGATTCACCATCTTTGATACAGAAACTCTTGAACATTTTCACGTAGACAATCCCTATCGATTGTTTTACAATGTGTACTATGAGGATACTCCTCATCAATTGTTTGATGCAAGTGAGTATGAGAACAAAATTGTTAAAGTAATTGTTCGTAAAAAAACGAAAACTAAAGACTTTGAGAAATTTATTGATAAACTTTATTCCTCAGGAGTAGCAGAATTAAAGATTGTTGAAAACTTTAATTTTGGTGGATGGTATGGAGAAGAAGAGTTCACTCCTCTTGAATCTGAAGATACCATTTCTATATTAAACAGGTACATTGAAGAAGCAGAAATTAATCTTGATAAATCTATAGTACAAAAAATCATGCAAGAAGTCTATCAAGAGGCATGTGAGTTAGTATAATGTATATTCTAACTGTAGATGAAAAGGGAGTCTATTCTGTACAAAATGAAGATGGCAATCAAGTCTTGTATATCTTTGAAGAAGAAGATGATGCAACTAGATACGCCATGATGCTAGAAGAAGAAGAAGATTCTTCTGAAATGACTATCACTGAAGTTGAAGACGAAGCTATGGTAGCAGTCTGTGAATCTCAAGGATACGAATATACTATCATAACAAAAAACGATATTGTGGTTCCTCCAGTAACAACTAATCATGATTTTATTTGAAAAAATCCGTTGGAAAAACTTTCTTTCCACCGGCAATCAATATACTGAAATTAATTTTCAAAATAAACCTACAACACTGATTATTGGTTCAAATGGATCTGGTAAGAGCACAGTCCTTGATGCTCTTACTTTTTCTTTGTTTGGTAAACCATTCAGAAAAATTAATAAACCTCAACTTATAAATGCTATCAATGAAAAAGATTGTTTGGTTGAGGTTGAATTTTCTATTAACAATATTAATTGGAAAGTGATTCGCGGAATCAAACCAAATTTGTTTGAGATTTATAGAAATAATGTTCTTCTAGATCAAAAAGCATCTGCTCTAGACCAGCAAAAGTGGCTAGAACAATCTGTTATCAAAATGAACTATAAATCTTTTACTCAGATTGTTGTTCTTGGCAGTAGCACTTTTGTGCCTTTCATGCAGTTAACTACTTCCAATCGTCGTGAAGTGATTGAAGATCTTTTAGATATTAAAATTTTCTCTTCGATGAATTCTATTATTAAAGATAAGATTCGCCAAAATAAAGATGAGGTTAAAACTCTTGATCTAAAGAAAGAGTCTTTGAGTGATAAAGTTGAAATGCAAACTAACTTTATTGATGAGATTGAGGAGCGTGGTAAGAAAAATATTGAGGATAGAAAAACCAAAATTTCTGAGTTGGATAAAGAGATTCTTTTGTACATGAAAGAGAACTCTATTACTGAAGAAGATATTTTCAAGTACGTAAAGGAGCAGGAATATGTTATTGGAGCTACAGAAAAGTTAAAGAAGTTAGGTAACTTAAAGGGTAAGATTTCCCAAAAAGTATTAACCATTACAAAGGAACATAAATTCTTCACAGAGAATTCGGTCTGCCCTACTTGCACACAACCGATTGAGGAAGACTTCAGAATAAATAAAATTGATGACGCACAATCTAGAGCCCAGGAGTTGCAATCTGGTTATAAAGAACTAGAAGAAGCAATTAAAAACGAACAAGAGCGAGAGCGTCAATTCACTGTTCTATCGAAGGAGATTACTTCCCTAACACATGGCATTTCTCAAAACAATACTCGGATTTCTGGATGTCAACGACAGATCAGAGATCTGGAATCGGAAATTCAAAGAGTTGCCGACAATCTTGCAAACAGAAATACTGAGCATGAGAAACTAGAAACCTTCAAGGACAATTTAAAAACTACATACGACGAACTAGCTTCAAAAAAAGACACAATTAACTACTACGATTTTTCGTATAGTCTACTCAAGGACGGTGGAGTTAAATCTAAAATCATCAAGAAGTACCTACCGCTGATAAATCAGCAAGTAAACCGTTATCTACAGATGATGGATTTTTACATAAACTTTACTCTTGATGATGAGTTTAATGAAACCGTTCAATCACCGATACATGAAGACTTTTCATATGCTTCTTTTAGTGAAGGTGAAAAACAGAGAATTGACCTAGCACTTCTATTCACTTGGAGAGAAGTTGCAAAATTC